GATGCGGATCGTGGAGTCGTACGTACTGGATACCGCGGCGACGAAGCGCCCCGTCCGGCAGATCTCATGGGAGGAGTGGTCGCGCCTGTCGCAGAACAACGTCCAGGGGCAGGTGAACCAGATCTTCGTCGACCACCAGCAGACGTACCTCGCGGTCAATACGTGGCTGCTGCCGGACACATCCGAGGCGGCGAACACTCTGCACGTCGTGATCCAGGGGCAGTTGACCAACGCGGTTTCCCTGCTGGACGACATCAACTTCCCGACCGAGTGGGAGTTGGGTCTGAAGTGGGGCCTGGCGGACGAGATCTGCACGGGTCAGCCGGCGGCGATCGTCGCTCGGTGCCAGTCGCGCGCCGCGATGTACCGGGAGCAACTAGAAGCCTGGGACACGGAAGGCGTTCCGATCACGTTCTCGCCGGATCCGCAGGGGCAGTACAGTGGCAGCAGCTTCCGGTGATTGGAAAGACATCCCCCTCGCCGCGACGGTGGACCCGCGGTATGCAGACACGTCCATCGACGCGCTGCTGACCAACGGGTACATCGAGCAGGACGCGTCGGGGGTCCAGTGGGTTCGTAGGCGGGCGGGGACGTCCGGGACGACGTGGGGTGTTAGTGTTCGCGAATCCGATATGACAGCTCGCGCATGGGGTGTCGGTTTCTCCGGGTTCGGCGCGATCTTGGTGGGGTCTGTGCCGTGGATTTTTGGGTCGCCGAATGCGTTGACAGACCTGTATACGTTCGCGAGTATCAGCGACGATATCTGGTTTGACGCATCCACAGTGATCACCAGTACAAATTTCTACGCGTCCACCGGGAAAGAGGGCGCCGTTTCGACGGGCGGTGCCTTCGCGAATATTATTGATCCGAACTACCCGGCGAGCACTGTCAACGGGTCCGCATACCTAAACGGCTACTTGTACGTCATGGATACCTCGGGCAGCATCTGGGGCACCCCGAACCAGAACGACTTCGCGACGTGGTCAGCGACTAACGTCGTCAACGCGTGGGGCACAGACGGAACCCCGACTGGGATTCGGAGCCACATGAACGAGGTGGTTGCGTTCAAGTCGGAGACATGCGAGGTCTTCTACGACTCAGGAAACTCCGTTGGGAGCCCCCTTTTACCTGTTCAGCAAGTGAACATCCGGTGGGGAACGCTGAACCCCCGGACGATCAAGAAAGTCAACAACGCGCTTTTTTGGTACGCAAGAGAGAAGGGGACTAACCGCAAGTCTGTGGTGATGATGGAGAACTTCGCTCCCACTCCCGTCTCAACGCCTGCGGTGGACAGAATCCTCTCTGCAGCATCAGATACCGCTGCGTGGACGCTTCACGTCGGGGGGCATGACTTCTACTGTATCTCCTACAGTTCTGGGACTGCCGCTGCGGGGACGTATTCCGCAAAGACGCTTGCGTTCAACCTGACGACGCAACTCTGGAGTTTGTGGACAACGACGATCCCCTACAACTCAACGTATCCGAACTCTAGCGGGCTGTTCTGCGTCGACTACTCAACGACACTCAATTCAGCCCTCTCAAAGAGTGGGCAGACTTTGATTTTCAACGAAAACCAAACGTACGACACGAACAAACTCACGACGGCGTCTTCGGTCGTCCAGTACCCCCTCACCCTCTCCCTACGCTCCGACAACTTCACCGGCGGCACGTCTGTCCGCAAGATGGCGAGCGGGCTGCGTGTGCGCGCGGACCGCAAAGCGGCCGGCGTGATGAAAATTCGGTGGTCCGACGACGACTACCAAACCTGGTCGTCGTGGAAGTCGATCGACCTGAACAAGAGTGTCCCGAAACTGGTGGGCATCCAGGGGACGTTCTCGAGGCGAGCGTTTGAAGTCTCGTACTCCGGGACGGACGTGGTTCGTCTGTCGGCGCTCGAGATGATGATCCTGCTAGGGGATATCTGATGTCGAACCCGACTCAGCGACTGGCGGGGTTCAAATACGGTCAGAAGATCACCCTGTCGTCTGGGCAGCAGACCATTGAGTTCTCCCGGTTCCTGGATCAACTCACGGCGATCGTGAATTTCCAGGGCCGGCTCGCCAATCCTGCGGTGCAGACTGTGGGGGCTTCCCCGTGGACGTACACAAACTCGTCGGGCAACGATGAGACGGTGATTGTCAAGGGCGGAACGGTCAGCAAAATCGAGTTGGTGAGGAATACAATCGCGACAGACTGTGGGGTGACGGCTGGGATGCTCTGGTTGTCGCCGAACGACGGTCTGAGGATTACCTATACAGTAGCTCCGACCGTGACAGTGGTGGTGCGATGAGTTTTCTCGGTTCGCTGTTCGGGAATGAGGTCAGCCACATCGGCAACCTGTTCCACGACTTCAGCCTGAAGAACGCGGAGCAGTTGCTGCTGGGCGCGGCGGATCCGGCTGGGGCCAAGGTCTGGGGCGGCATCACGGGGCAGCACTTCACGCCGCTGGTCACCAAGTGGGGCGGCGAGACGCAGGCGCAGTTTGCGCAGTCCGACGCGCAGGGAGTGAACACTGGGCCGTCCCGAACGATGGGGCATGTCGCCGATTCGATCGCTCAAGCGTACGCGATGAACTGGGCGGGCGGTGCGTTCGGTAGCGCGACCGGGTTGGACGGCTCGAGCGGCGGGACGAACTGGATGGACATGTTGAGCAAGGGATCAAGCCTGCTCAGTTCGGTCGGCGGTCTTGCTGGCGGGGCAGGCGGCGGCGGCGGCGGGGCGGGCTCGTCGTCTGGGCAGGACAAGAACCTCGGAGGCGATCTGTTCGACCACATCTGGGGGACCACGCCGGCCGCGAGTCAGCCGTCCCAGTACCAGGAGATGCTGTCTCGCATGTACACAAACCCTGACCCGTTCGCGGCTCAGACTCCGACCAATTCGTACTCCAACCAAGACCCGAACGCGGTCGTCTACGGGGGCAGGTGATGTATACGGACACTTCGTGGGGTGGGACGACTGCGGCGCCGGCGGCGTCTGGCAGCGTCGACTGGGGTTCCCTGTTCCAGAACGGCGCGGACTTGCTGGGCAACATCTGGGGGCTCGGGCAGGCGAACAAGAACCAGTCGAACGCAAGCGCAGGGTTCGCTTTCAACCAGTACCGGCCTCAGTACGCTGCCGCGCTGTCGCAACTGTTCGCAGACCCGAATTCGGTCACCTCGATGCCCGGCTACCAGTTCGGTATGAAGCAGGCCGAGGATCAGGTGCAGCACGGGCTCGCGAGCAAGGGTTTGATCGGCGGCGGGACGATGGCTGCCACGATGGCGAACACCGGCGCTCAGTACGCGGGTGACTTCCTGAAGCAGCAGGAGACGATGCTCGCGAATCTGGCTGGTGCTGGGTTCAACCCGGCAGACATGTACCAGACGCAAACTGCGGCCAGCGGGCAGAAGGGCTCGCAACTCGGGGGCATCTTCTCATCGCTACCCGGTATCGTGAAGGGGATCGGGTCCATCTTCGGGATTTGACATGCCATACGAAAGTTTCTTCCCCGATCTCCAGGCCAAGGCTGATGCGACCGCCTTGCGTCAGACGATGCTCGCCCAGCAGATGATGAACACGCAGAACATGCAGCGTGAGCAGCAGGCGCGCGAGCAGACCGCGCAGAAGGCGTCCGAGTTCGGCGCGATGATGCAGCAACTGCCGGCAACTGCGTCGTTCACGGACCGTATTTCTGCGGCCGCGGATGCGGCGGTGAAGACGGGGGCGTACGACCAAGCTGACAAGATCATCGGGGTCTGGAGCAAGTCTGCAGAACAGCAGGCCAAGGCGCTCAAGGAGGGCGAGGATGCCGCCGCGAAGCACCTGGACAACACGCGCAAACAGTGGGCCGGAATCAACGACGCGCTCAGTGGCGTGACGTCGCAGGAAGACCTCAACGAGCGCGACCGTCTGTACACGCAGCAGAACGGCGGACAGCACCTGCCGATGCAGTTGCGCGTGTTCCAGCCCGGCATGGACAAGCGGCTCGCCGCGATGACGACCACGGAGTCACAGAAGGCGGAGAACGCGCTCAAGGCTGCCCAGGCGCTCAAGGACAAGATCGAGTCCGAGGCGAAGCAGAAACTGACCGAGGCGCAGGTCGCAACCGAGAGGGCCAAGGCAGACGAGGCGCGAGCCAAGGCGGAAGAGGCGCGCAAGCACGGTGGGCTGTACGCCTCCCAGGCCAAGGCGGTTGACGAGGGCAAGGGCAAGGACGGGACCGGTGGCAAGGGTGGGGCGAAGGAGTCGGCGATGAACAGCCGGTTCGCCTCTCGCCAGCACGGCGCGTTCCTCCACGCCGCGCAGCATATCGACAACCTGTCGGACATGCCGATCGGATCCGGTCTGGGCACGTTCTCTGATCTGGCAACCCGGTACAATAAGACCGGCGCCGATGCCATCGGATCGCTCGCCGCGCGCAAGGTCACCGAGCCCGCCGCCCGCGCGTTCCAGCAGCAGGCGGCAATGATGGAAACCGAGTTGGGCATCCTCTCAGCGTCCGGCCAGGGTGGTGGCACGACGGCGTCGATGGTCAAGGAACTGCACACGATGCGCCCGCAGGCCGGTGACCCGGAGACTTCGATGGCGCTGTACCTCGCACTCGTCAAGCAGGCGCTGCAAGTCCAGAGTCAGGAGTTCGACAAGTACCCCGGCGCAACCGAGCCGCAGCGCGACGAGGTCCGTGCTCGGCTGCGCGACCTCGAGCAGAAAGTGCCCTGGTCCGTTTCCGACGTGAACAAGCACCTGCGCGGCGACAAGAAGACGCTCGCGGATAAGTTCTCGGAGAAGTTCCTGGGCGCCGGCGGCGAGAGCAAACCGAAACCAACGGCGGCTGACATTGAGTACGTGAAGAAGCACCCTGAGCACAAGGACGCGTTCAAGGCTCACTTCGGAGTGGACCCCTGATGGCTGACGAAGCGCCCGCGTGGGCCGTCCCGAAAGCGTCACCTGGGGCCGCACCTGCGCCCGCACCTGAGCCCGCGCCTGACTGGGCAAAGTTGTCGGCCAAGGCGAAGCCTGCCGCCGCGCCCGCACCATCCGAGCCTCCGATCGGCGCGAACGAGGATGGCGACCCGCGGCACATGGCGACGTGGGCGTACGTGCTCGACCAGATCGACCGTGCGCCGTTCAAGATGTTCGACTTCATCCAGCACGGACTTGGCGGCGAGGTGCCGTTCGAGTCGTGGCCGAAGAAAGTCCAGGACAAGTACCTCGAGGCGCATGGTGGCAAGAAACCCGAGCGCGATCAGATGCTGGGCAGCAAGGTCGCTGAACGCCTTCTGGGGCCCGAGCCCGAGCCCACCGGGCCTGGGCAGTCGATCGCTGGCGCCGGCGCCGGCGCGGTGGTTGGGGGAGTTCGGCCGGGCACCGCGAGTCTGCCGCCGCTGGAAAAACTCAAGGAGATGGCGTCCTCCGGGGCCTGGGGCGCGACTCAGCAGTCCGTTTCCGAGGGTCTGCAGTCGT